ATGTATAATAAAGTTATCATAATTACTTTGACTAAAATACAGAAATACGCTAGACCCTTTAAAAATCTAGCGTTATCGACATGCCGTCTTTTGTAACAATAATTTCTTTTATGATATTTTTGACAATTTTTGAAGCATCTTCGTAGCTTAATTTTTCAACATCGAAGTCCTTTAGTAGCCGTGTTAGCTTTCTCTTTCGGATGCTCAGAACATTCGATTTTTGATTTTCGAGCTGTTCTTCCAGGAATTGCCTTTCTGTTTTGATTTTATCATTTTTCTCGTCCAACTCTTTCCGAGTGATGATTTCGTCCAAGTACAATTCTGTTAATTTTGAGACTTGATTATTTATCCGTTCGAGTTGTTTCTTTATCTCCTCGACCTTGATAGTCTCTTCTTTCTTAGCGAGTGTCTCATTTTTATATTTTGGATCAAATTTAATTCTTTCAAGTTCCTTGATTACAACCCTTTCAAGTTCCTCTTTAGAGTACCACCCTGATTCGCATCTTTTTTCTAAATCTTTGCTGTGTCGGTTCCTGCATTGGTATTTATGATGAGAGATTCCATTCTTGTCTTTTCTTGTATATCTCAGACCAAGTGAAGCACCACAATATCCGCATTTCATTAATCCAGAAAGCATATACTTTGCCCTGAACGGCCTTGGATTGTTATATTTTTCATAGGCTGAAATCTGCCTTCTTTCGACTTCAAGCTGGACTAAGTCAAACAATTCTTGAGTGATAATTGGTTCATGCTGCCCCTCGTATACCTTATCTTTGTACTTTACTTTTCCCAAATAGGTTTCATTTTTCAGCAAGTATTTCGTGATTGTTTCGCCCCAAGGTCTTTTTCTTCCAACGTGACCTTCAGCATTTAAGTCTCTGCTGATCTTGACTACTGGCTTACCGTTCAAGTATTCCGTGAAAATACGGTTGACAATGAGCGCTTGGGTCGGATTCACTGATAAGACGCCAGTTTCTTTTGAGTAATCATAGCCGAATGGTATTGTCGTCCATGACATGGATTTTCCATTCTTTGCCCGTCCTTCTTTTCCTAACATCATACGCTCTTTAATCTGCTCACGCTCCAGCTGAGCGAATACTGATAGCATACCGATTGAAGCCTTGCCGAAAGGCGTAGAAGTGTCAAAGTTTTCTTGCAAGCTGATAAATGCCACATCGTTTTTAGCAAACACATCTTCAATCAGAAACAGAGTATCTTTCTGGCTACGACTGAGGCGGTCTAGCTTGTAGACTAGCACTATATCGACTTTCTTGCGCTTCACGTCTGAGATTAAACGCTCCAATTCAGGTCTTTGAGTGTTAGCACCTGAGAAACCACCATCAACGTAGACATCGTAGATTTTCCAGTCTTTGATTTTACAGTAGGCTTCAAGCTTGTCTTTTTGCTCATCTATAGAGTATCCCTCCTCAACCTGGTTTGTCGTCGAAACCCTGACATATATAGCCACTTTATTCATTGTTTTCATTGAATTTGTACCCCTTTTTTGATAAAATAGGTACAAGAAAAACAGCTTTTTAATGCTTTTTTCTTGCTCCTAGCCTCATGCTCTCGGTCGCCAAACTTCTGAGCGTGGGGCTTTTTTGAGTTGTTTCCAAAATGGAAACAGTTGCTAGATAAAAAGAAAAGTAGCCGTATCAAATACGGCTACCATCACGTTATGGATCTAAAATCCAAATGTAAACTTTATGGAGCTAAACTCCTAATAGCTGTATTGTAATATAATTATTAAGAAATGTCAAGAGATTAGAAAAGGTATAATTCTTTTAACTTTTCGTTAATTTTGTCCAATGTGTTATCAGATACTTTCATTTTTCCGATTGGATCTAATCTATTTTTCTTTAAAATTCTATCTTTGCTGATTGTTTGAAGGTTATTACACTTGGCATAAGAACGCTTAATGTATTTTTTGTAGTATTGAGTTAATTCAATAATGTCAGTTATTTCTGATTGTGTCCGTTTAAGGTTGTCATCGTCTACTATCTTAGGTTGAATTATTTCGTTTGAAAATTGCTCTGTATAAGCTTGGTAGACATCCGATAAGGCAGCTTCAGTAATTGCATTATTGGAATCTAAATATTTTAGGTAGGCAAATAATTCTTTGTGTAATTTTTCAATATATTCATCAAGCAAAATAGAAGGATATTCCGCAATGATTTCGTCTATGAGTACGGTATCTATTTGATTTTTAGATGTTAGAGGAATTACTGTGAGTGTTTTTTTATAGGGACTATCTACCTTGTCTAAGACAATAGCCCAATGGTTATTTGATAATTCTCCGCCTATATTTACACCGAACTCTACGAATATCAGAGAGCCACGATTGAATTTCCAATATTTTCTTTTTTGAGTCTTAGCTTCAAACAAGAATTGTTCAGATTGTCTTTTAACTGCTGGTGCAAGAAATCGGTATTTAGAAGATGTATGTTTTGCTTTACCAAGTTTATAGAGTTTTTCAACTTCTATGTAGTTTTGTTTGGTTTGTTCAAAATATGGATTTTCTTTACTCATGTTATTTCTCCCTATACACACTGACAACTTCCCCAATAGTTCGGATGTCGTTGCTTTCGTCTAGGTGTATATCCTCATAATCTGGATTCAAGCTTTCCAGATATCCCTGACGCAGTTTCTTAACATAGTTAGCGCCGTCTACTTGGAAGATGCCGATAGTGTTATAATCAACCTGTTGGGTATTCTTTATAAAAAGATAGTCACCATTCTTTATCTTTGGCTCCATAGAGTTGCCGACGACATAAGCGATAGCGTCGTAGTCGTCTGGGATTTCATCCTCATAGAACGAAACCTCCATATCTAAATCGTCGTCCTGTATCGAACCACTACCAGCAGAGACAACCCCAGTAACACGTCGGTAAGTAGTCTGTCTGTAGTCGTCCAGTCTGATGATGTTCTCCGATACTTCGTTTATCTTCGTTTCTTCTTCGTTCCTCTGCTCTTTCAGTTGCCTCTTTGCATAATTCAGGACTTTGCCCTGTCTAGGTCGTTCTAGTTCGTCGTAGATGGTTTGGATTGGGGAAGTGGTAGGGATAATTTCAATAGATGAAGGTTTGGCTAGGTCAAATAGATATTGAGGAGAAACTTCTAAAGCCTGAGCGTATATTCTAATATCTTTTTCATCTAACTGTCTATTTCCGTTTTCATGGTTAGAAATTGTATTTTGTTTAAAACCTGTCAGCTCGGCAAGTTTTTTTTGAGTTAATTTCTTGGATTTTCTTACTTCTTTAATTGAGCTACCTAGTATATTCATATTAAACAACTCCTTTCATTTCTTATTATATACTAACGCGACCAAAAAATAAATAAAAAAATCTCAAAAAGTGATAAAAAATTATTGACAAATATCTCAATATGAGATATAATTAAATCAAGCTTAAGGAAATAACAAAAACAAACCGGAGGGAAACACCATGAACACATTAAACGAGAAAGCAATCAACATCTTCAAAGCAGTAGCTAAGGAAACTTTAATCCAAGGTACTTACGAGGAAAACTTCCTCTACAGCCAACTTGAAACATTCTGTACTAACTGCCGTCAATTCGCTTTTGGATGGACAGAGTTAGCAGAGGAGATTGAACGCCAAGAGCGTTACCTTCTCGATTCTGGTTTCACTCAAGAGGAAATCGATGACATTCGTTTTGATGCAGCATTTGCAGGAATGCTTGATAAATTAAATGTAGCCTGATTGGTATCACCAAGGTTCGAATCCTTGGCAGGTTGTTGCTCCAAGAGCAAAATAAAAAAGACAAGGAGGTGGGAAGATGAACGAACTAGAAAGAACAGCCCTCAACGAGATATTGAGGACTGTGACATATATTGCTGAGAAGTTGGATGAACTAGATTCTAAGATTTCGTTGAGCATAAATGACAATCAAGAGAAAAAATTTACTGATAGGAGTAGAAGATGACTGAAGAAGAAACAATTGAATTATTGAAATTCTTATCGACAGACTACGGACGAGGGTATCTAGTTGGGTTAGCTAGTGGACTTTCAATACTTTTGAAAATTTTAAAAAAAGCAGAGTAAGTACCCTACTTTCATCAGAATTACCTCGTTTTTGATTTCATTATATCACAAACAGAAAGGAGGACGGATGGAAGAAACAATAAACGAATTTCTAAAATTCAGAAGCCAATTTACAAAACGAGAATGGTTTGAAATCAACCAAGCTGTCGAAGCTCGTTTAAATGAAAAAGCCGACCAGTTGAAACTGGACGACGTAGATTTAGAAATCATCTCTAAAAGACTAGGACGATCTATCTAAAGAAAGGGTGAAACAAATGGCAACTAACAGAACTATATCAGTAAATACATCAGAGCATGATGTATTGTTGACGGCAAGAAAAAACCACCCTGCTGTATTCGTCGATGGAATGTTTCTCGACGGAGTTGAGCGAGTGGAATTTACCAATCATTATCTGGAGAAGTGTGAAGTTGTTTTAACGTTTAACGATAGGGTTGAAACCAATCCCTTCCCTCTAAACGATATTACTTTATTAGAAAAGTTATTTGGTCAGAGTTCGAACGGTCAATCTTTACGGGATATTGTCGTGCAAACTCTTGAAGATGCTGATTAGCATCTAAACCATCAAAAAAAGAAACATGAACACTAAAACTTTCTTTTCCGTTTTTCTTGGTTCTATCAAATTCTTTGCCAAGGACGATTAAAGAAGTTTCTAGCTGGTGATCAGTCATAACATTACCTCCTTTCTGACTACATTATAGCAGAAATCACGGAGGGTAACTATTAACACAAGGGGGTGAGTGCGTGCAGGAACTTACAAAAAAACAAAAGTTAAAAAAGCAAGAATTGAAGCCGAAAATAAAGCTTAGAAAAGAGAGAAAGAAGCATGAACTTACGACAGTTTTTATGGCAGATTTAATTGGTTTGAAAAATCGCAGACAATATGAATTAAAAGAAAATGGCAAAGCTCCATTCCATGATTATGAGATATCTATTATTTCTAATTATTTTCACAAATCAGAGAGTGAATTATTTTTTTAAAATAAAATATCTCAATTTGAGATTTAAAAGAAAGGAGAACTTATGACAGATTTTAAAAACTTGAATCTTCAATTAATCTTTCAGAAATGCGACGGATGATTACACTGCAGTCAAAAATGATTTTCTGAGAGATCCAAAGCTTGAGCCGGCAACAATTGGGATATTGATGGTCGTTCTCAGCAATAAAGAGAATTGGCTTGTCTATCCAGAGGAAATAGCTAGACGGTTGAATATTAGCCGCGAAATGGTTTTAAGGCATTTCAAAAAGATTGAAAAAGCTGGATATTTAAGGACTGTCAAAAAAAGCCTCGGCAGAGGGAGAGGAGTTCAGACTTTCAGATTCTTCTCAGATACAAAAATAACTGATTTTCAATTTGAAATTATGTTGCAACGTCTTGATGAAGCGATAGCTATGAAGAAGTCTGAGTTATCCACAATTACTTAA